ATGAATATCGTATTATTAGAATCTCTTGGGATTCCGGACAGCCTGTTAAAGGAATGTGCAAAACCATTGATCGATGCAGGTCACAGTTTTACCGCTTTCGAAAAAAACACAGATACCAAAGTTCAGATTGAACAAGCTCAAAATGCCGATGTCATTATGATTGCCAACATGCCACTCAGCGGCGAAGTCATCGACGCCTGTAAGAACTTAAAATTTATAGATGTTGCTTTTACAGGTGTGGACCATGTAGATCTGGCGGCAGCAAGAAAAAATAATATTTCCGTCAGCAATGCTGCCGGTTACTCTACCGAAGCTGTTGCCGAGCTGTCTTTATGCCTTATGCTCTCTCTACTACGCAATGTGATGCAGACAGATGCCCGCTGCCGGGAAGGAAAGACAAAAGATGGTCTGGTAGGCTGCGAGCTGAGAGGAAAGACCATCGGTATTATCGGTGCTGGTGCAATTGGTATAAGAACTGCAGAACTTTGCAAAGCCTTTGGCTGCCGTGTTCTTGGTTACAAGCGTACCATCACTGGAAATGAACCGGATTTCATGGAATTTGTATCTTTGGATGAACTTCTTTCCAGCTCAGATATCGTGAGTCTCCACTGCCCGTTAAACGATGACTCCCGCCATTTAATAAACAGGGATACAATTGCTAAAATGAAACAGGGAGCTTATATTATCAATGCTGCAAGAGGTCCGGTAGTGGATTCGGAAGCACTTGCGGAAGCTTTAAACAGCGGATATCTGGCAGGTGCTGGAATCGATGTGTTTGAGAACGAGCCGCCGATTGATACTTCCCACCCACTTTTAAACTGTAAAAATACAATCGTTACTCCACACATTGCTTTTGCCTCTGCAGAATCGATGAAGTTGAGAGCCCAGATCGTATTCGAAAACCTGAAGAAATGGATGGAAGGCGACCAGATTAATAAAATTTTGTAATTTTGAGCCAAAGAGGCATCTCAATTTGATGCCTCTTTTCCATGTTATTTCTGGAAGTTTTTTACAACAAAATCCACAGAAAAGAACGAAAAATATTTTTCTATTTGTGCAAATAATACTTGTAATTCAGAATCTTCATGCTATAATTTAGACAAGGGGATATAGCTCAGCTGGGAGAGCGATGCGTTCGCAACGCATAGGCCACGAGTTCGAGTCTCGCTATCTCCACATTATTAAAACCCCAGTAAATACAATATCCCTTGTAAACACTGGGGTTTTTGCTTGTTTTATTTCGTCTGTTTGGACAATATTCGCGCCCAAAGGACGCCATTTTATACTTCAATGCAACACGACATGCAACACGGTTTTGCCATATTTTAAGTGCACTTTACATTCCCCCTTGCTTCTTCCAAAACGTTTTTTATCTCCTGCAATTTGCTTTTGTCTAATTTTTCACAAAGAGCATTAAATTTTGCACTTGATAGCATCATTATTCTCGTTACTTGCAGCATCATATAGTATTTCTCATTGCTTTTTCCTTCGCACATACCCCGTAAACCTCCTTGTTTATTATGTATATAATAAACCTTTTTTCCCCATTTGTCTCGCTTTGAACGGCAAACCGTTCACTTTTTTAAATAAGGCGAATCCACTAAGTCATTTATCATTAAATTCAATCCAGCCGCCAAACGTTCGATTGTATCAGCCCTTGGCATTGCTCCGTTTCTGATGCCGTTAATTGTGCTTTGCGGAACACCAGTCATTATGCTCAATTGCCGCTCTGTTAAGTTATTTTTCTTTATGTAATCATCAAGCAGTATTTTCATACTGATATAATATCATTCAGTAGCGTTTTTTTAACTGGAAATCAATGGCAATAAAAAAAGGCGGCTCCAATGTGGAAACCGCCTTGTAATTATGCTACTATACCAGGATATTTTAACGCCCCGTTGTTGTCAGGAGTAAATGTCACTTTTTTTGTTTCCATTTTACCATTTTGGTCGAGGTAATAGAATTCGCCATCAATGTACTTTAACCCCTTGACCATGGCCCCGTCTTCTCCGAGATAATACCAGTCACCCTCATACTGATACCAGACGTTTGTTACCATGATTCCGGCAGCATTAAACCAGTACCACTTTCCATTAACGTCAAGATACCAGCTGTTTCGAACCGGTTCACCCGTGTTGCCAAGGTAGAAACGCCAGCCGTCTGATTCTTTTTCCCAGCCTGACTTTTTAACCGGTTCTGGCTGCTGCGCCACATCGTCCTGTATGTATCTCTCAACGCACACAAGGCCTTTTCTCCAACCTCCCGGCGCGAATGCATTGTATCTGCTACGGCAGTATGCCACAAGGTCCTTATAAGACGGCGTACCGCTGCCGTGTCCGCAAATAATACCATTACCGCAGTACATTTCTACATGGCCTATCTTTTCCGGTCTACTTGCGTCTGTGCCGGCGAATAGCAACATATCCCCAGGGCGTAACCTGGAAGCGTCCGGTATGCCGTCTGCTATGTCCGCATCAACAGTTGTAAGCTTCTTTGAATAGTACATTCCGGCTGTGTTAAGTATGCCGAAACCGAAACCTGCTTCTTTGTATGCATAAGAAATTGAGCTGCTGCAGTCACTATAATACTTGCCGTCTTTGTATGTACGGTAGCAGTAATCACGCAATGTCTGGTTATAGATGTTTCGCCCGATTATAATATCATATTTGCCGCATACTACATTTCTTTTTTGTTCTGCTGTCATTATATCCCTCCAATGAAAAAGGACCGAGCATAACCCGGTCCCGCTGTCTGTAACATTAAAATAATTATTCCACTTGCTTGTCTATTTTATCTTTCAGCACCGCTATGTATTTGGTTAGCCATTCCGGTACAGGTGCGCCCATTCTTCCGGCATTCTCTATGATAGACAGCAATTCATTAAGCAGATACCAGACCGTCACTAGAAGCCCAAACAATGCTGTCACTGGCATTTGCATATTTAATTTTTCTGATACCGCCACGATAACATAATCAACTACCATAGCAACGGCAATTGCACTAAGGTATCCAACTTTTTTAATAATGCCTTTGGCTCCCTTTTTGCTATTCCAACCGTAGTTTTTATCGTCTGGGTGATCCAGTGATTCCGCTTTACTTGCAAGCATTCCGGTTAAATAGTCAACGATCATCATTGCAGTTAAAATACATAACACCGGGAATAAGATTCCCAGTTTTGCGCTTAAAAAAGCTCCGGCTCCTGCCAATGTTGTCTGAATCATTATTGCAACTTCTTTTTTCATTATTGTATCCCTCATACTTTCTTTGTTGCTAGAATTTCATTTTTCTGGCCCTCTGTGATCCAACCTTTTAAAACTGCTTTTTCTAGTCCTGCTTCAGTAAGTTTGCCTTTTCCACCATCGTATAATCTCATTAATGTTTCAAACATAATCACCCCTCCAAACTGAATAATATTAAAGTATCAATAGTTCCTTGCATTATATCCTGCTCTTTCAGGAGAATTTTGTTTTCTTCCTTAAGTGACTCAAACTCTTCTCGTAAATCAGGTTTACGAAATTCTGCAATTATTACATCTGCCTTGACATCAACTTTCATATATTCATTTTCCCCTATCATTACCTGTTCTGTACTTACTACATATCCGGATTGATTTGTCATTTTTCCGGCATATACCAAATCCGACCGGATCAATTCAGGCGTTCCCGTAACTCCAATTTGCGTAATATTGGCGTTGCTTTGTAATATGGTCTGTACTTCATCAAGGGTCATGTCACCCCTCTGAAATACAATCGTACCACCGGATTCGCCAAGGATAACGCCAGATGGAACCAGATTAAACGAGTGGTCACCAAATTTAATTTGCTTGACATTGCTCATGAGATTCCTTTCTGCTCTAATGAGCATAAAAATAAGTCCCTGTCGGGACAGTGGTTTACAAGTTATTTAGTTAGATAAATAGCAATTTAACTGATTTAATTGATGGTGAAAACTGGGTGTCAACTACTTACTTTTATTATAAGATGAAGGGGAAAACGGTATATTTAAGACGTAACGCTCAGATAAATTTTATGGCAAATAGTGAATTTATTTTAGGTACACTTCCTCCAGCTTATACCCCTGCTTTTCCTATTGCTAAAGCTTATGTCAATTATGCAGGCGGTACAGAGTGGATCTATTATCAACTTATAATTGAAACTAGTGGAATTGTAAGAGCATACTGTTCAAAAACTACTAATTACATTGTGCCATTTGAGCTTTCGTTTATAATTAATTAGCACTTAAATGATCATTTAAGTGATTTTTGTCCAACTTGGTACGGCAGCCGCTCCATATATTCTTCTGGTATATAATCCGTCTCCGGTGGCCATAAATTGAAAACGTACCCAGTTTATATCAAAAGATAGGTAATGTATATTGTTATTTACTCCATAGAGGATTCTATGCATATCTGATAATCCGCTTGTGTCATAATTTGAAACAGTGTTAGATGCTACAAACGTAAAACCACCTAACTTGCTATTTAGTGTATCAACTGTGCCTTTTAATTCATAGACAGATGCCGCCCCAGCAAGCTTGTTTGTGTCATCTTCAAATTGATTTGTTATGTCACCTTTGAGCAATATATTTTGTGCCATATTTGCGTCAATAGCTTTTAAGCCTGCAGTAACAGCATCACGGGTATTATGGAGGTCACTTCTAGTCAGCGTAGTGCCTCCTACGTCCGGCTGTAAAACATCTATCAGCGTTTGCAAGTAATTTATCTTTAGCGTGGCTTCGTCAATAAATTGCTGCAGCTGTGAAATGTACGGGCCGGCATTGAATGATTTATCGTGCAATGGATCATACCGGCAGATAAAAGAGAATTTATTAGACGATATCTGCCCGTCAGTATACACAAGTTTAACGTCAGCAATTATCATTCCGGGTACTTGTAATTCGCTACCTTGGAACGGGTATGTATATGTTGCAACGCTTTTAGTCATATCGGCACCAGTAACTACATATCCGTTCGGAAGCGTAAAGACTATATATGCCCTCTGCGCATTTGTAACATACGCGCCATCTGATTTTACCCTGACACTGAATTGAATCTGCCCGTAATCGCCTTGTGTAAACGCATATTGTGTTTCAAGTAGTGAACTATCATTTGCGTTTAGTTCAATGTCGTAATTCATCTTATACCACCTTTCCGAGTATTACATAGGTATTTGCCACGCGAGCCACAAGCACTTTATCTCCTTGGGCTGGTGTGTATGATTGGAGATATTTATAAGGCTTTTGGCTCGCCGCTGTTTCTCCATAAAATCTGAGGTATGGTCTACCGCCTGTTATATTATCAACTATTGCCATTCGATATGCCTTATCTCCTTTAAATAGCAATCTCATTTCGTCAAGCTGTTCACCTGGGCTGCTATAATTCACAGTTTCACCACCCTCTTCAAAGTGTGTGACATGGTTCCACCAACGCTTAAATCCATTTCCCATGCATACTCAATGTATTTGTTTCCTACACCAAGGCTGTTTTCACTAACATAAATGCAATTACGGTAAGAATGATGCGGCATTAAAGCTGTGGGGAGTACAACGGCATCGTAAGTCTGACTTTTTTCAATAGCAATTCGTCTGACCAAATCATTAAGAGTAGCTTGGTCTGCTATGTCATTAACACTTTCAATGTCCACCACATTGCGCCCGCGATTAACCGTTGATATCACGCTTGCTACGCTGTCGTTTATATACTGGCTTCTCAGTTCAACACCGTCTGGATCGTCTGTATACCGCACGAATATGTTAGGTACATTGTAGATATCAACACTCTGTTTTGCACCGCCTTTTATAATGCTCCTGTCGTTAGTCTGGTAAGCCTGCTCAGTCTGGCGGTTAAGCGGCTCAACATATCTACGGCTGACAGCATATCCACGGTTGTCAAAATGCAACGGCTCATAGTTGATAGCAGTCAGCAACGAATTAATAATATCTAATTTACTTGTTCCAATCTCAAACTCTAAGGCTGTGCCTACCGTCAAAATAGATGTTTCTATATTGGTCTTTTTGATTCCTGCCGCCGTTATAATGCTTCGCACCTGAGTGACATAATTTGCGCCGACTGGAATAAATAATCTGGTTGTTATCTTATCCTCTTTCAGAATAGTTCCGTAATCATAGCAATCTACTTGCTGCAGTACTCCGCTGTCCTGTCTGGATCTTTCTGGACTACTCATTATATAAGTGCCGAGTGGGTATTCAAGCCAGCCATTATGTGATTTTAACCGAAAGAAAGGACGCACCCTTAAATCTACTGTTTTAAGGTCTACGTCTCCTATTTCCCTGATTGTAAGCGAAGCAGTTCCCATTATTTCCTGAGAACTGTCAAACCGGATATTTCCACTCACATTTTCAAGGTCTTTTAGCTTAACTTCGTTTTTGTCGAGCAATTCATACCGGAAATTAATGGTGCGGTCAGATTCAAGCATATTCAGCACTTCTTCATGGGTATAACCGCCTTGTGCAAGGCTATACATCAAACCTCACCTCCCAGCTATAATCAATTTGGCTTAATGATATTTCCACGTTCTTTCCGGTATTAAACAAAGTGTTTTCATGCTCAAACTCACTGATATCACAGTAGAAACACGTTTCTGAATTTCTAAATAAGTAAATCCCGTTAAGTCCGTATAGCGTCTTTATCTTTTCGGCATTGGCATTACTGAGATAGAACGATGTGCCTATTCCGGTTTCCTTATGTATGCCAGATTCTTTTACCGGATAAGTACGCCCTTCATACTTTACAAGTTCTGCCTCATTTGAAAACTTTGACTTTATGCTGTTAAACCAATCACTGTCTGATTTGTAAATCTCAATGTAGTCACCTGGATTGTTTATTTCAGATAGCAACGCGCCTTTGTACTTCACCTTAATTGATTGCTTACCGCTGTCTGCGTAGCTGCCGTTATGCGCTCTGACAAAGTACTCATACATAACATCAGACTTTACGGCATAATCAGTATATTCAGATCCGGTAAAACGTCCAATTGGAATAAATGTGGCACCATCTTCTGAACGGTATACAATCTTATCTGCCGCGGTGGAAGTTGTGTTTATCAATATGCCGCCATGCGTAACAGATAAGGTCATATCTGGCGTGTTTGGCACTGATGCCGATATAGTGAACACCTTTGCGCTTTCGTCCGACCACACGCCGTATACGCTGCCTATGCGCATCTTGACTGTATATGTGCCATTTGGAAACACCATATTTGGTATATAAGAACTTTTTAATCCTCCTGGCATATCTCCGCTGTCATGAATAAGAGTTGCGCCCTGGTAAATCCATATTCGAAATATTGCCGTTTCGGCTGCGTTACTTCTCCACGCAATCTCTGTAATGGCATCGTTCTTCATAGTATCAATGATAGGTGCTGTGGGCCGCCCTGTAAGTTCAAACGATCCGTAAGCATATTCAGACACCGCATTGTTGGCATTATAGGTTCTCACACGCCATTCAATGATTCCGGTTGGTAAGGTGTTACTATCTAAGGTACGACTTTGAGTGGTTGTAACAACTCCAAGTGTTTCGGTCCATGATGCATTACCCTGTTGTCTCCACCCAAAGTCATATTTTACCTGACCGGTATCATAAAGGGAGTTATGTTTCCACTGAAATGTAAGTGCATTGCCTTTTTCAATTACATCACCGTTCGGATAAAGTATGGTCGGCGGATCTGGTACCGCATCATTGTATGTAATCTCAATGTATGGAATATTGCCGGATTCACGGGAAGAAAATTTCCAGATTTCCGTGTCGTCTGACTGCGTAGCCGTTAAATCGCTTAATCCAAATACTGCATCATTGGTCCCTTGACCGTTTGTTACAATAGCGGTAATATCCCATACAATCCATTCATTTGCTGTCTCAACATAAGCAGGGGAAGTTATCTCCGTTGGGGAATATGCTAAATCGCTATCAATGTACTGTGATTGCACCGTACCGCCCGTTAAGGTGTTTACGCTTACCGGTATAGCATACTGAGCGGCAGCAATCGTGCTATGACGTCCCTTTTGTTGGCAGTGTATCTTTAATTCAGCTTTTGTGATTTGCTTATTCGTAAATGATGGTATGTCAAATTGAAGAAATGAAAGCATGGCAGCAGAAGAAGTGACAATACGGTGAACATACATATAGCTTAAACTGCTAAAATTACCACTTGGCGAGTTGAACGCCACATAAGTATCAGCCTTGCATTGAATCTGCTGAGTTGCCATTATAGTCTACTCCTTCCTGCCCTTACTGCCTGTTTATTTTGCTGCATAAAACTTACTACATCCGTCCAGTCCTTTACATTCTTAGCGTCAATGTTTGCCTGTAATATATAGGTATCTCCACCTGACGATCTGCGTGAATCTGACGAATTAACCACACGTGATCCAGTCGGTAAATAAACTTTTTCAGGCCCGTGTTCGCCTACCCATGCCATACCACCGGAAGCATATTCAGTGCCAGAAGCATAATACTGTGTTTGCTGCTTTTGTATACTGCTTTTCATATTGCCTACGCTGCTGCTCACCCCTTCCATTGTTTTATTAAGAGTGTCGCCTTTACCAGCAATTACGGCAATAATAACTCCAAGCGCAAGTAATGCTGCCACAACGCCAATGATAATAGCTGTTGTTTTTATAGACTGAGCATCTAACCCCTTAAAAAAATCTATCATTCCTTTTCCTGTACTTGTGACCTCTTTAATGGCTTTAACAACAAGCATAATGCTTGCCACAGTACCACCGAGTGTGATCAATGATTGCAATACCGGAATCGGTATCTTTGCCAAAGTGTCAAAAAACGCCGTCATTATCGGGGCAAGTGCCAAACCAAACGAATTTTGTAATCCTTCACTTGATTTTTTCATTCGCTGCAATGAATCGTCAAACGCACCTAACTTATTTAATGCGGTATCGTCAAGCACATATCCAAGGCTTTCAGCTTCTTTTCCAAGTTCTTTTAGTCTGCCGCTTCCTGCTTCAATCAACGGGTTTAATTCCCTAGCGGATTTTCCAAATATCTCCATTGACTTCGAATCACGTTCGGTTTCGTTTGTTATTTTTCCGAGTGCATCGATTAAATCATAAAACGTATCTTCTGCATTACGCAACTCTTTGTTACCGTCCTTGTATCTAACCCCAAGACGGGCAAATGATTTCTGCATGTCTTCGTTTCCGTCCCTTGCCTTATCCATGCTTTTAATCATTTTTGTCATGGAGGAACTAATCTGTTCTGTTGATACATCTACAAGCTCAGCCGCGTAATCCATTTTTTGGAGTGTATCTGTTGCTAATCCGGTTGTACTTGACATTGTAAGAATATTATCTGCATACTCAGACGCAGATTTAGATGCATCGTACAATTTTGTAGTAATCGCTCCCAATGCTACAATAGCTATTCCAACATGTTCACCCAAACCGTCAAATTTAGAAGCAAACGCTTCAATCGCTGGAGAAGCTTCTAATCCCAATGCATTTCCAATCTCTCTTATTGTATCGCCAAATGAACGTTGTTTTTTTTCGGATTCCTCCACTGACGCTCCGGCTTCTTCGCTTCTGCGTCCATATTCTTCAAGTTCATTACTTGCGTTTTGATATTCACCATTCATCCTTTCTAGTGTTGTTCTCGCAGCAAGTAACCTTCTATCAAGCGAGTCTATTTGCGCTTCGGTTGCTGTGCCGCTTGCAATGGCCCTATCATAAGCCTTGCGGTGTTCGTCAACAATTCTGGTTTGGAGATTAATCATTTGTGATAGAGCTTCTTTTTTTACAGTAAGTTGATCTGTCTCAGTACCGTAATTTTTTGCTTGTTCTTTTGCAAGCTTGAATTCAGCCTCGAGTAGTCCCATCTTCCGGTTGCATTCTGTAATACCTCCCGAAAACTGAGCATAGTCAAGCCCAATTACTATTGTTCTTCTATATTGGCTATCACTCATAGGAATCCCTCCACATCTTTCATGGAATTTACAGTCTGCGTTTCAACTTCTTGCGAAAAATACTTAGACTGATAATTTTCTTGTGTTTCAATACACGCTTTATCATGATAAATATCAACCATTTTTAATACCTTTGCTGGGCTGCTGATTTCAAACTCTTGCTCAGACATATGCATTTCTACGCAGTACACGTAAAAAAGCATATCAAAATCAATAATTATTTTTTCGAGCTTGATTTTGCCAGCGCCGTTAATATCTGAGCAATCATTTTTTTTGTTACTGCTTCCTCTGTTTCCTGATCCATTATTCCAGTTGATTCATTGTAGCTGTTGATAATTTCATTAAGGTCTACTGGATTCATTGACAATGCCAACGCGTTAGCCTCTTCGATGGTAAATTCTGGGTTATTAACTTTTATTCCTGAATAGATAACGACTGCGCCAAACTCTTCAATTGGTATCTCTGCAGCAGCCTTTTGCTTCTCCAAAAGTTCCTCCATCATGTATCGCATTGCTTTGACGTTAAATGTTGCAAGCAATGTGGTTTCATCGGCAAACTGTATTTCGATTTCGTTTGCCGGTCTTGCAGTTATTTTTCTCATTTCATACCTCCTTGTAAAATAAAAGCCCCATATAGGGGCTTATAATTATGGCGTTGGCGTAGGGGCCGGATATGATACTGGTCCAGTCGCAAAGAAAGCGGTTGCCTGTGCTGATGTGTAATCTGCATTAGCGGTGTCTCCAAAGAATCTGATCTGTTTATCTGACTCGCGTGGAATAAAGTTGATAGTGATAGAATCATTTGAAAAGTTAATGTTGTTTGTTGACTGCTGTACGGTCTGGTTTGCGGGTCTCGCTCTTCCTTTAAGTAGCCAGATCTGCTCCTTTGTACCTCCGGTCTGTTCAATTTCATAACCTACCGCTATATATGGAGGTTGATCTCCGTCTTTTTCAATCAGTACTCCATCGACATATGTATTTCCCATAATCTTTGCTCGCTTCTCAATGAAAAGCTTATTAAGATCAAATACAGCTGAAACGCCTTTCAATATTCCGATATCTTCTTCTTTTGCTCCGTTGCCGTACTGCTCACCTGTTGCGATCTGTGGGGTAAGCTGTATCTGCATTGCTTTTCCAAGCGATTCCACAGTACCATACGTTGTGCCTTCTGCAGCATCTGTCAACATTAAGCAGAATACGGGATTTGTTACATTAATACGGTTTGATTTTACCGATTTAGCCGCTGTCATTATTCGATATCCTCCTTTATATATTTAAAGTTTAAGTTTGCGCGCCATACTTTTCCATTCGTGTCATAGCTAATTTGCACAGAAGGAATGGTCAGATAATCAACCAAAGCAATGGCCCTTTTAAGTTGCGTTGAATAAGTTTCGGATAAATTTCTTTCCTCACACCAGATATCTATTTCGTAGGTGTCTGAGGCTTCTGTTTCATCGCCATCACCGGCTAACTCGGTTTCTTCCAGGCTTTTATACCAAGTGGCACATGGCGATAGAATTGGCTCCGATAACTCAATTACTGGAATGTTTAAAGTGGTTTTAATTAATGCTTCGATATTCATCATTCCACCACCTTTTTCATAATGTCATGGAGTGCATTACTTATATCTCCCTGTGATACTTGCAATGCCCGCTCCATGAACTTTGTACCAGGTACGAATGTTTTACCGTCCCTTGCAATATGTCCGTCATTCAGGAATCCCCATTTATATCCGGTATATTTTCCGCCCTTAACGCTTACATAAAGATCGCCTTGCTTGTTTCTTCTGACAGTAAACCTCACATCGTCTTTTATGTGGACATAAGGGCGAGATCCGTCATAATTCTTTGGATCTATATCAAGCCTGGATTCAATTCCGGATCTGTGTAAATATCTGACCACATTTCCTTTGATTGCTGATCCGGTTTTACTCAAAAATTTCTTTTCTTCCGATTCCATTGACTTTGGCAATGATCGCAACATTTCATCAATGGAGGAAATCTGTTCGTTAAAATCCATATCAACTCTGATATTATCACCCCACAGTCAGAGACAATGTTGATTCGTCTTTGGGATCTTGATATGTGCGCAGTATGTTATAAACCGCGCCGTTATAAGTAACTTTTTGTGGAGTTATGAGTGTACCATTTGATAATATAGACATTGAATCATAATCTTCTGGGTCAATGTCTATATTTAGTTTTGGTTTTAAACCAACTCCATAAGCCTGATAAAATTCGCTTCTTACACATGATGATTTTGTGCAAAATATTTCTTTGCTTGTTTCGTTAACTTGGCTTCCAGAACCAACACGAATAATTAAGGTGCAAACATCGTTTCTCATGGTATCGGCACCTCACTATATTCGCTCGCAAGTGACATTGCTATTTTCGCGGATTGATACGCCTGCATATATCTCTCAGCTTCGCCGTTATAGTTCATCTGCCACCTCAAATAGAGTCTCAGAGTAGCCAAAGAAAGCATATCTCCGTCCGGTATGGTATTGACTCCGCCCATACTCAAATCTGCGAGACATGCTCCCTTTAGTTCTCCTAACTCATCATCTAATTTGGTGTGGCTGATTCTGACCATGCTGCGCATCTGTTCCGTTGTTACATTAATGGTCAGCATTTGTTATCACCTCACTTTGCATTTTTTGGAGGCTTTTCAGTATCGACAATAACTTCAACAAGTTTCCCGTAACGGGTGGAGTTTAGTTCTTCCACCCGTTCAGGAGTTGTTGAAAAAGTATCGCCGGCTTTTCTTATTTTTTTAGCTTTTATGTCTCTGAACTCCGTCAATACTATAGCATTCATGCATTACCTCCTATGCTGCTGGTTTGTTTCTGATTAATGCAAATGCTTTTGTATCAAGCACTCCGCCATCAACAATGGTATAGGCAGCGTAATCAACAGTTCTTGCCTTTACGTGTTCTTCTGTCGCGACAGACATCGGCTCGTTTGTATTCATCACGTATCCCTGCATCGGATTTCCAATAAGGATTGAACCTTCTGTTATTCCAGCATCTGGCTTTACGATCATTCCAAACATTCTACCTACCCCGCCAGCTGTTACATCAGGAATAAATAAAGGCCTGCCCTGACCATCAACCAAATTTGCAAGCTGCCCCCAAATCGTGGCATTTGATGCATAAATAGCGGCAGATGATAAATAGGAGGAATGGATCTTACCAATGGCGGCAGTGAACATTGTATAGCTTAAAGGAATAGGAGTTGTTGCTTCCGGATCGTACTCCACAACCTGTGGCGTGCTTGACTCTGCCAGTAAGGCGGTTTCAACTCCTTCAGGCTCGCGTGGAGTTGCCGTGGAACCTTTACCTTTTGCAACTGCAGTTCCTAAAGCTACTCCGATTCTTTCAGCAAGTTCGTTCTGGATAAAAGGAATGAACTCCTCAACAGCCATGCTTCTTAACTTCCATGTGATTGTGATTGCCTTTGCCAGTTCACACCCGCTTAATGTAAGTTCTCCAAATGTATTCTGTTCGTCAGCGGTTGCGGTTCCTTCTGCGTAAAATGCTGCATCTCCGGCAGCAATTCCGGAATGCTTTTTAATTGTCAGTGTGCCTTTTACGTTAAACTTTTTAACATCTGCAAGCAAAGGGTACATCTCTGTTGCTCTTTTCCAGATGCCCGCTACAACCGTTTCCGGGATCAGCACTGATGTATTGCTGGTATCATGAGTATAGGCATTATTAAACTGAGCGTTTTTTTCATCAAAAATCTTTTTTTCTCCACTGTTAAGTGGCTTGCCCTGCATTGTCTTGGCCCAGGCGCTTTCATAGATTTTATTTTCGTCTGTTTTAGCATCGTTCTGTGCAGCTTCCATTGACACACTGTCAACAATTTTCGCCGTTCCTGTTGGTACGCTTGCATTTTCCATGTCAATCCCCTTTGTTTTGTCTCTCAACGCTTCACGATTGGCATTTAAAAGTTTTGATTCTTCCCACTGATTATCCAGCGTTTCCACTTCTTTCAGTTTTGCTTTTGCATCTTCGATTTTGCCTTCGTTTGTAAGCTGCTCGCTTTCGTTAAGTAATGCTTCTCTTGATGCTAAGTATTTTTCTTTTTCCATGTTTGTTTTACCTCTCTTTTAATCTAAGATTTTTGATTTTTGACATTAAAAAAGCAGCATCACTTTGTTTAGTGTCCTGCTCATTAATCATTTTTTTAATTTGATCCATTTTGTCTTGACTTGGAAGTACGAAGTTTCCGGCTACAAGTTGAGGATTTAAGTTATTTTTTTCTTCAAACATAATTCCATCAATTAAGCCTTTTTCCAATGCCTGATTTGCTGTTAGCCATGTTTCTTTTTCCATCATCAGTAGCGCTTCTTCTTTGCTCATTCCGGATTTTATAACATACGCATTAGAAAGAGCATCGTCAGCAGTTCTTAATACTTCTGCTGTTTTTTCAAAATCGGAATGATTTCCTTGCGCTCCTGTCGATACGCAATGCACCATCATAAGTGCTGTCGGAGCCATTTCGCAATGTCTGGCCATTGCTATAATACTTGCTGCGCTGCAAGCTTCACCTACTATGTAAATATCAACATTGCCCTGATGTGATCTAAGCATTGTATATATTTCGCTTCCAACATCAATAACGCCTCCAGGGCTGTTTATATAAACTTCAAGAGGTTCATTAGATGCAGCGCCCAGCATGTTGTACACATCTTTCGGAGTAGTGGAATCCATTTCCAAATAATCGTAATACCATTTATAATCATTTGGGATTATTGCACCTTTAATATCAATTCTTTTCACTATTTACACCTCCTTTCTATTCTGTAGTAGGTCTTGTGTCTAACCGTCTTACGTATACATCTCCGCCCGGAATCGGTCCCTTATTCAGAACTTCTCTTACTTCATCTGCGTTCAGTATGCCTCTGTCAACATAATTGACCAAGTTTAATTTTGTTTGCATGCTTGCGAAAGATAGATTTGCACTTTCAAACAAGATCTTATTTCCAAATCCTCTTTCACGACGAGAAAATAGCTTTCTTGTATATTCATTTGACAGTTGAATAACAACAGGCTCTACGTTTGATTCATAGTAAGATATCCAATCATCTTCACTATATTTAGCCTGTATAATTTTTTCATTTGTATTAAAAAATGAATATATTCGTTGGACTGTCCTATCCATTTGTGTTGCGTTTGGTACAAAATCTTTTGGTTCTATTTGTTTTGCGTCCATCTTTGCATCGGTTGCAGCCGCACCAACTGTTTCCGATGTTTCGGTATTCAAAAAGCTGTCTACAAAATCTTTTGTTTGTTTTTTTATGTCTTCTGGCCTTATAGTTTGATTAAATTTAAGCAACCATCTAATTATATTAGAGTTTTTAATTGCTTTCACAATTCCTTGGTCAGTAGTTACAACAATATCCATCAGTGGAGTTAACGCGGCAGCGGGGTTATCTCCAAATATTTCATTACTATTGAAGTCTTTTCTCAGATGGATCACGTCAGTATATTTAAAAGTAAATATTTTACCTTTATTTGTGGTAAATCTCAAAAACAATTCAAGTTGGTCATTTTGAATAGCTTCGCAGCTTGATGTGATAATTGGATAAATAGCAAGTGGGTATCCGTTTTGGTCTCTTTGTATGTACGCGAATGCATTATTTGTAAGTTCCAACTGTACTGCAAGCTTTTCTTGTAACATTTGTCCGGTCATATATGGATTTGGTTCTTCTAACAAAAATTTCATATAAATTTCCGGATTAACTTTTAAATCTTTTGATCCGTCTTCTCTTATCGTTTCTCTGATGTGTTTTCCTACGATTTTGCCTATTGCCTGCGCTTTTGGCCTTATTGCCGATCTTACAATATCACTGTAATACAAGTTACCGTTATACGAATAAAATCCATCTCCCATGTCGGTTATTAACTTGTATTCTGTTACTGTGACAGTCTTGTTTCTGAATTTATCTAATATTCCCAAGTTTGCCTCCTTTCTATATCATTGACAGATATTCTTCTAAATGGTTTTCATAAACAACATAAGCATCAAGTAATCCAGCCAACCCGTCAATTCTTCTGGTTCCGAGATTACCTTTACATGGTTGAATGTTGTTATTTTTATCTATATCAACCGAAGTATTTGTCAAACACCATTTCAATATAGGGTTGTTGTTATAAATTATTTTTTTCTTATCAAGGTCAGCCCCAAGAGATTTCATCGGGCTTGATAAAGTTTTTTTGCCCTGAATAATAGGCTCCATTACGCTTTTCCCAAATGTATTTACCATGTCTTCTACAAAATACGTGGCAGACCACGAATCGTATCCGCACTTAAACAAATATATGTCATACTCTTTTTGCATCTCTTCGTACCATTCTTTTACAAATTTATAATGCACTTTGTTTCCTGGACACGTTCTCAGCAATCCCTTACTTGCCCATATGTCATACGGTATTTTATCTTCTTTTACTCTTCTTTCCAAAAGATCCTCTGGAAGCCAATACATTTGCAATACATATATCATGTCATTATCAGGCACTCTAAATATTACTGTTGCATTGGTAAGGTCGGTTGTACTTGATAGATCGCATCCGCCTATCCCATATCTCGGTCGCAAATTTTTGACATCAAATAACTCAGTATTGTTAATTTGTTCAAACGTAAGCCACGCTTCGGAAGAAGTTTCACGTATATTAAACTCTTTGCAAACAAGGTTCTTGACGAGTGATGGATTTTGCATTGCCTTTTCAACTTTGGCTTTTAAAGTAGCACGATTTTTGATTGTGCCAAGTCCAGGGTTTGCTTTTTTCCAGCAATTTTCATCTATCCACTCTTTTCGATTGTCTAACTCATAAATAAAAGCAATAAAATGCTCGTCCTTATACCCGTTTTCATCAAAATATCCATTGATTAATCGTTCTGCTTCTTCGTATTTTTGATCGTATATATCTTCTCTTACCGTTCCGGCAGTAGAAGTTATAAATATCAACGGCTGCTCCCTTGCAGTTACACCATCTGCAATAATATCATAAAGGGCTTTACCGTTTTTCCATTGGTGTATTTCGTCCATTAACCCGCAATGAACATTTAGTCCATCTAATGTATCAGAATCACTTGCAAGAGGTTTAAATACTCCAGCGTTAAAATCCTCACTTGAAAGTTCTGCAACTAAAGGCTTAATTCTTCTCAAAAGTGCTGGCGATTTTTTTACCATACGTTTTGATTCAAGCCATATGATTTTAGACTGATCTTTCTTAGTAGCTGTTGCGTATACTTCTGGTCCTTGTTCTCCATCACCTACAAGCATGTAAAGGCCAACACCACTTGCTATTAATGATTTTCCGTTCTTTTTACCAACGATTAAGAGCGATTCATGGTATTTTCTTAACCCGTTTATATCAATAAATCCGAATACTGTGGCAAGCATTGCCTTTTCCCATAATTCAAGTACTACCTTTTGACCGCCCGACTTTCCTTTTGAATGATGGCAATAGTTCTCAAAAAATTCGATTATATGGTTTGCTCTTTTAGAACTGTAGAAATATTCTCCTGGGTTATGTATGTCATATACAACCTTTTTGTAAGTCCTTCTTACCTTGTCGCTTACAATCTCGATACCGGATTCAATCTCTTCCCAATATTCCAATATTGGATTGTAAGTTAATGGGTATTTTTTCATATATCCTCACGTCCTTCGACAAAATCATCAAAACCATCGTTTTTAGGAGGATCCTTTTCTACTTTTGGCAGTAAACCAAGCAGTTTTTCATTTGCTGTGGTATATCTCTGTATCATGGTGTGGTAAGTCTTTACGTATGGGCTTTCTCTTAAAATTGTATAATCACCCTGTGGCATTTCATCAATAACGCCCGTTTCATTTATATTTTTTCTTAATTCTTCAAGCGTTATTCTCATGAAAGCGCACTCCTGAATGAGGCCTTCAAGAGTTTTTGTTTTACGTTGGTCTATTTCTTTGTATATATCTTTAAGTCGTTTTATTTCCTTATCAATTTTTTCATCTTTAGTTAACTCCCTCTTTCTTGCCATAAAAATCACCTTCTTTCAGGGGTGGGGGTCATATGGAAATTACCTGTGTGTTATTTCAATGTTGGGGACTCGGTGAAATCAAAACAACCCCCACTTTCGTTTAAGGGGGGCCTATGGCTTTGTATCAGAACGGAATCGTCCTTCTTTGTTTCTATTTACCCGCTGTTTCTGTCAGTTAGTGAACGGAATTGTCCTTGTTTGCCTTTGTTCTATCAGACTTCTTAGGCATTAGCATTATGCATCTACCTTTGGGGAGCCATATTCCGCCACATGAAGGGCAGTCTCTTCCGTCACTCTGTGCTTCTCTAACTGCAAAGACCTTGCCACACTTGCAACACTCCATTATAATTCCTTTTGATCTACGCTCGTTCATTCTACTACCTCCCAATCATCAGCCATCAGATCATTTGGTGTTGGGTTCCAGTACTTCGGTTCTTTATGCTTCACACATATAAAGATAGGTTCAGTAAGCATAAACTCAACACCGCTTTCTCTCCACGATTTTCGTCTTATTAGTGAGGTTGTATCCATAGCTTTCTTTATTGCTTTATGTATAAACATTGCTCAGTCCTCCCAATCAATTATAGATACGCTTGCCGCACCCCTTACACTCATGTATGTGGTGAGTACGCATTACTCCTGGTCTCTCTGTATCAAGGTAAGTGCCTATGTACTTTGTCTTGCTGTGCTTGCACCATAACCGTTTAAATAGTTTTACCATCATTCTTTCTCCATCTCCCCTCTATTTGTGAGCAGGCGGTTTAATCCTTGTAGTGAATCCAAGTATTGTTTCAGAACACTTTTCACAAATATCTATCTTCTCATATGTGCTCCATGCTGGTGGCTTTCTATTTCCGCTACGGCACGTCTGGAACACACTACGCATTACCTTATAACTTGATGTAGCTTCGTTCTTACCACACACATCGCAAACTCTCTTGTTCATTCTTCCTCCCTCTCAATAATAGGAACCGGATTGCCTTCCGCATCAAACGTGCATCGGCTCCGGTTCTCTCTCTGCTTTATGAAGTGTCCTTCTTCCCTGTCATGGCATTCTTTGCATTCGTATTCAAGGTTGTCATGGCTTAACGATATCAGCGGATCGTTTATGTTTTCAGGTGTCAACGGTATCTTGTGATGTACCATGTACCCAAGTCTCTCATGGCATTGTTCACACAGTCCACCATCAATTGCTATACGCTCCGCTATGTATGCTTTCCTACATCTGCGCCATGGCATGCCGCCATAGAATGCTCTGGCAAATTCTTTAGCCATCTATGATCACCGCCAGTTCAGTATGTGGATCTATAACTACACATTCAATTCCAATTTTTTCGGTAAGATCTTTTTCTATATCTTCAATGTCTGACTTGCGCATTATACACTTTGTTCTGAATATCATTTTCTTTGTTCCAATCGAAATAATAGGAACAACATTAACGGAGCCATCGTCATTTGCGAATGCAATACCGGGAACGCCTTGTGTCACTGTTTTTCTTTTTTCTGTTATTGTTTGTACTGAACTGCCATGAATCGGCGGATGTGTTGGTGGTGTATCACACATTCTCGCGCCTCTTATATCTGTATTACCAAAAAACCTCATTTCGTTTCCTCCTTAATTTTTGACATATAAAAAGCACCAAGGTAATTACCTCAGTGCTTATGTTTAATGCAATATTTTACTTTCCAGCGTTACCGCTTTAGCAGGTTCCGCTACCTTTATGCCTTTACTGTCATAATAATAAACAGCTGCCCGGTCAATGTCTCTGATTGTTTTGTACTTCTGGCAGATTAATGTGATACCTTCATTCATTTTCTTGCAAAAAATCATTTTATCTTTTTCGCTTGCAATATACCATGGATCGCTCTTTACAGTGATATGGAATATATCATCGTCAACGGCTTCTATCTTGTCTACGTTGTCAAATGTATAGGCGTAGTTAAACAACTCTTTTGCCATAGAGTCATAGTCTATCTTCGGTTTAAGTAGCATTGATACAATCCATATAACAATTATTACTCCAATTAATATAAGTGCTACCCACAATCCGTAAGGCTTCTTTCTCTTAACTTCTTCCATTTCATTCCCTCCTTTTCTACCAGTATATAACATATTGGAAAAAAAGAAAACACCCACCATGGTATCCACGGCAGGTATTTCCTTAGGAGGTGTCATATGAAGTCTGGCTGAGCGGCTACATCTGGATTTGAACCAGAATTTACAGTCAGGGGCAATACTGTTGTTCTGCCATTTGAACTATGCGCCGTTATGCCGGATTACCCGGCACGCCTTAGAGTTTATAGTCTGGTAAGGTAAAGTCAGACTGTACGCCTAACGTAATTCGCGCTTCCGTTAAAAACTATGTGCTTCCTTGGGGAGAAGGAAAATGGAAAGTATGTGTTCGGGGAGGTTTTTCACTACTTCCAGTTTATACTATAACATTTGTGAAACGGAAAAAACGGACAAATCGGACAAAGTTTTATTTGTTTGAAATTCATGATTTATCGACTATATTTCAGTTTAAACGAATTGCCTGACCACATATATCGCAGTAATTCTTTACACCTAACGCCATACGCTCTCCGCATCTAGGGCATATGCACTTACCGGTTAAACAACCTTGCGTAACTTGCTTTGGTATATCTTTTTCAATATATTCTTTGAGCGTCTTTAACCAATTACCCAATTGCCAGTGCTCTAATCCACATTCAGTACAATCTGTTTTTTCTTCGCAATGTTCTATCGCTTCTTCTATTGTCATCATATTTTTATCCTCCTCTAAGTACTAACTTTCATAATACTTTTCCTTAAAACACTTATACGCGTCATCTTCATATAAATCATCAGACATTGATGCTTCTTCAGTAAAAAGTTTATTAATCTCTTCATCTATATCAGCTACTAACCAAAAATCAGGAACGCAACAATCTTTCACAGATTCATAATCAAAATTTTTTATGTATTCATCTGTTTCTATATTAAAATCCTTATCTTCTGAACAAGTACGTTCTTCGGCGTACATTGCTCCATAATCACTATCTGCTATTTCTTCAAATCTATAATAACTGCATATTTTACAGTTAAAAGGTAAGCACTTGCTCATAATTAATCCCTCCGTTATTAATAAAATCTATCTTTCAATTCTGTCCCATGAATCTCTCATACTCTTTCCTAACTCCTTCACCAGTTGCTTTTCTGCCGATCTTTGTCGCCACTTCTTCCCAGGTATCGCCCTCGAATATTTTGTACTTTATAATTCTTTGCATTCTCTCTGGAATACGAAGCATATAATGTTCAACCAGCACTTTTGTTTCTTTTGTCCTTAGTGCTGTTTGCCTGAGGATCTCTTCATCTTCTTTTAGCGAAGCTTCATCTTCCGGTGTATACTGAATACCTGATATGTGAATATTGCCGGCAGTATAAGGGAAGCACTGGGAAGATCCTTTTACAAAGTCATGTACTATTGTCTTTTTCTTGCGTTCCAGTGCCGCCATTTCCTTCGTAGTTTCCTCTAAAAGTGCTTTAGCGTCCACATAGTTGTTAAGTGCTGTTACGATATCAGCTGCCATGTTTTTTTCTCCCTTCCGCAAGTATTTTGTATCTGACTGCGTCCCATTTTAATCCTAAAACTTCGTCTTCCTCTTTGACAAATAAATATCTACCCTGATATCTTGTATGCTGATCCGCGTATACAGACACTTTGTATTTTGATATTCCTAATAGCTTTTCTGCCGCTTCGGAACTATAGCTTCCAATTCGGCAATCACCGACCTGTTTATCATAAACCACATATAACTTTCCCATTGGCATAGGTCAATCCTCCTTTACCTTGGCTTCAATGTCTTTTCTCAGGTTCGTCATAGCCTGCACAATATAGTAAGCGATTTTCTTTGTCTCGGCATCGTGCGTCTTTATGAATGTATCATCAAGGTTCTGTATGTGGTTGTCGATTATGCTCATTACCTGATCCAGCTTCGTTTCCGTGGTATCCAGTTTATTCCGGTTAAAATTGCTTTCCTCAGCTATGTGATGCAGCTTCATCTCCCCAATGCTTACTGTCTTAATCGCTTCCATGGTCTTCACCTCCAAAATGATTTATCATGCGCCCCATGAAATTTAATAACGTGGCAATTACCAGCACGCCTATTCCTAACTCCGGTATAGCCCTCGCCACTCCAACAGCCCATACCGTAGCCATTAAAACCACATATATGCAGAGTACGTTTATAACTTCGGTTCCTGCTTCATACAATTTCTTTTTCAATTTGATTCCTCCTTATTATCATTTTGTTGAGGTCAACAAAACGTTATGGCATCACTTCCGGAAACTCTCCGTTTTGGGTTATAGTTTCAACATTTGTTAGTTCGGACAACGCATCACTCATAGGGGTTCCGTATGTTCCTTTTTCCCATAGTCTTGATTTTTCTGCTAGTTTCCAAAAATTATTAGCTTCTATTCCTGTAATTCCTTCTGGTAATTTTGCAAATGTCTTTTTAACCCAATTTTTACACCATTCTAATTCAACCTTTTTCATCCGATTTTCCTCCTTATTGTCACGATCATTTAATAGCTTTTTCAATTACGGTAATAATTAGTAGTGGTATACTCACAAAGCTTATTTCTAACCTTATAAAAATTCTGTCCTTCGAAAAAATATTTAAAAGATATTTTGTCCTCTGGTTGCAAGTCTGGAATCTGCTTTTTAGCAAACTCATAGGAGATAGCTTTCATAAGTTCTTCGGTTTCATTATAAGTTTTTGAAGTATTATCGCTGTAATATATAACTGCGTCAATTATGGATACTGGTGAATATGCTACTTTGATGAATTGGTCATTTGCTCTGGGTAATCCCACCAATATTATTTTGTATATATTATTTACTTTTTCCCCGGACACTTGCTTCATTTATATACCCCTCTCTCATTTGATATCCTAATTATACACTAGATACTAGTCTATATCAATCAACAGTATGCACAATATTCTAGTGCTTATTTTGTTTATTTTATACACTTGCATCTAGTGTGCATATGATGTAAAATGAATTTAAGGAGGTGAATCGTTTGGTAACATATAAATTTGATGTACTTGAAAAGCTCAAAGAATCTGGATATACGTCTTATAGGCTACGAAAGGAAAACATTTTAGGGCAAGCAACCATTCAGAGGTTGCGCAACTCGCTTCCGGTATCCTATGAGGTCCTAAGTACTCTCTGCGGACTCTTAGAATGTCAACCCGGAGATTTACTGTATTACGAGAAAGATTCCGAATAGGGATCTTTTTTAATCAGTTAAATCCGGGTTTAGTAACCGCTTCTCAAATATTCATCAGTTGCCATTTCGTTATCATTTTTATCATAAAAAGTATTTAGCTTACAGTTCATGCATGTTTCGCACGGTTCGTCATTGTCTTCTGACTTCTGGAAACCATCACATTTCCCATTTGCCTGATGCGGTTTCCCTATTGCCGTGATTAATTTACAATGGTCTAATGTTCTCTTACCAGACCATGAATATTTCCCCATCTTCTCACCTCGTTTCGGGTTTACTTGTTAAGCAAATCCCCTTTCACCTCAAAATATGTATATATGCTGCTCTGCTTAGATGGTTTTGCAATGTCCACGTATTTCTTTAGTATGCTGGCATATATGGGGACCTCTTTTATTTTTACCTTAAATCTGGTCCATGTTTCACCGCTCTTTTTAATAAGACTGGTTTCCAAGTTTATGCGACTCCTTCCTGCTGCCCTGGCAGCTTATACGCTTCCACACTGTTCACAACCATCTGCATCAGGGCAGAAATCGCATTCACCGCTACAACCTTTTATTTCTTCCTGTGGCTCTGGCGGTTTGTTCGATAATGTTCCCAACATAAAACTCACTGGATTCCATTTGTCTCCCTCCTGCTGCCCTGGCAGATCATGTGATATATGCGCTTCCTGCGGCTCTGATATAATCACATTTTCCGCCGATAAAATAAAGAGTCCATCCGGTTCATATTCTTCGTTTCCCCAGTCTTTTTCGAATCTTTCACGATCATCAATATAGCACCCCATCATACTGTCCTGTTCCCGCATATATGAATACTCTTTATCTTTATTGGCATCTTGCAGACCGAGGAATGTATAGGTTCCGTCCCTTGTGTAGTGGTCAACGACAAAGGCTTTTTCTCCGTCCATATACTCTGCTATGGATTTCCATAATTCATAGTCCGTTAACTTTTGATCATAATTATCAAACATTCCTGCGGTTTTAAGTATTACTTCTCTTATTTTTCCTTTTCCCTCAAACTTACTTTCATCTAATTCCGATAATTCAAGCGTATAAACTGGAAATGCTCCATTGCCAGGCTTATCAACAAATCCATAACATCCACCCTCAAAGTCACCAGACATGTATTCAGTCGGATTTATAAACCATTTCACATAACCGTCATGTACATTTTTCACTTTAGCCGTCTTCCCCAGGTAGTCATATTCTTTATTGAAGATATCAACCACTTCTTCTTTTGTATATTTCTTAGCGTGAAATACAAGCGTGTCGCAACTTCCTGCGCTGTATCCAAATTCCATATAGTCAAATTTACTCATAAAAATTCTTTGCTCCTTCCTCCGGTAAACCTGCGTTTTATTTATTTTCTTTTACCAATTCGCTCGGTCTAAAATATCTAGTAAATCCACACACATCAGTTTTATAGACAGTGTGCTCGCACTTAATTACGCTTCTTTTCTTCGGGTCTGGGTTGTTGTATTGTCCTTTCTTAAAAACCTCCAGCACTTTTACCCAACTATTATATCCGCTGTTAAACTCACCACAACCCTTAGTGCTTGCGAGTCTATAATATTCGCCAACTTTTATGTCTTGAATTCTTATTGTAATCACCTCTTTCGATAGACTTTCATTTAGTTAAAAGGCAAGCCCTCTTCTTCCACACCCTCAGGAATATTCATAAATCCGTCCCCAACACTTGACGGCTCCGGTCTGCTCTGCTGATGATTGTCGCCGGCTCCCTTGCTGTCTGCAAACTCCTGATCTTCCACAACAATATCTGTGGTGTAGACTTTTACTCCGTCCTTATTCGTGTAGCTTCCGGTCTGGATCCTGCCAGATATCAGCACTCTCATTCCCTGGCGAAAATACTTCTCAGCAAACTCCCCAGCCTTATCGAACGCCACGCAGTTAATGAAGTCTGCGTTCTGCTCATTCTCTACCTTGCGTACTCTCCGGTCTACTGCAAGAGTGTACCTTGCTATAGCCATAGAACGCTCGCCCTGGGAGTATCTTACTTCGGGATCACGGGTGAGGCGGCCCATTAAAATCACTCGATTCATTAATTATCCTTCCTTTCGCTTACCTGTTTCATGAATATAAACCAGTGTGTTTTTGCTCTCTTATCTCCGAAAAGCGGTTTATAATTTATTGCTTTCAGAATTTCGCTTGTTTTTATCTGTTCCTCGTTCCATTTGAACACCAGCGTTCCAAACGGTTCGAGCACTCTCATGCATTCATCAACTCCGCGCCTTATGTATTCTGGCCAATCTTCCGGCAGTACTCCGTATTTTTGGCGCAACCATGATTTTTCTCCGGCGTGTATTAAATGTGGAGGGTCGAATACAACCATTTTAAAAGTGTTATCTTCATAAGGCATATCGCGGAAGTCAATGATTTCATCAGGTTTAATAATTAACGCCCGTTTGTCGCACAGAGTTGTTTCAAGTTCTCGGTTATCAGCGAATATCACATTTGGATTTTCTTTGTCAAACCAGAACATTTTACTTCCGCAACAGGCATCTAAAATGTGCTTCATCAGATCACCTTTCCGCCATGCTTATATGGTCTAGTCTTATTAAAATCATGTTTTTCAGCAATTGCATATTCCAGATCAATGCCGTAGTGGTCGCACATATCCATGATTCTAATAACCGTGTCAGCCAGTTCACTCGGTATCCCCTCCGGCTTTCCCTTGTCTCCGTAATAAGTTTCTGTAGGCTTTCTTCCGTCCCTGTATTCCTGCAATGCTTCTGAAAGTTCACTATGACACAGGGCAACTAACTCCCCGAACGTTCTTTCTTCTCCGTCCCACCAGCCATGTTCGCGGGCGTTCTTCCCTACTTCTTTTACCATTTCATTAATCTGCATTTCTTTCCTCCCATTCTCCACAATAATCATCAAATGTGGTTTCGCATCCATATCCCTCTGATTCTTCATTTGTGCATACCCATTCGCCATCTATGTGGCGGCAATAAACACAGCTTGCGCAACATTCATTCATAGCTTACCTCCTGCGGTTTCTCGCACCATGCTTTTGGTTTAAAAATTGTCTGGCCTTTCTTCTTTTCTTTGATATAGACAAAAATTCCTTTTCCCAAATCTCCAAGCAATCCGTAAACTTTCCAGCCACATTCTTTGCATTCGTATGGATCGTTTGATACTTTTCCGCATGATGGGCAAATATACTCGTTGTGTACAACCGACTTCTTAAAATCTTCCATCGTATCAAATACCCTTACTTTTTCAGCTTCTATTAACGGCTGCCCACAATCTTGATAATAATTCATGTACCAATAACTGCGATCTTCTTCCCAAGATTCCAGAATTTCTTTCCATGGGATACCAAGTTTTTTCTCATAATGTTTTGCCCTGTCTATAATCCATTTGAATTTCTGGCAATACTCACAATCATGACCGCACTCTTTGTCAAATTCCGCATAGGCTTTTAACTGCTCAATGCAATCCTCCGTAAAGTGCTCACACCATCTACTTGCAAAATCTTTCTTCTCCCTTAATCCTCTTGCTGTTGCATCTGTCAATGAATTCATTCCTTTATCCATTCTCTCTTTCCTTTCTCTCGCCCCGTGGCGCACTCTGTTAGCCCAAATCCCGCCCGTTTTGCAATTTGTGGCGGATTGTTCGTCTTAACCTAAAACTCGCTTTAAACGCTTACCACGCACACCCGCGCCGCTGGAAGTAAATCTCTTTATATGTCATGGTAGCCAGTGCCTTAACTGTCTTGCTCCCGCGTTTGGCGTTGTACTCGATAATTGCTAAGTGTTGCAGCTTCTTCACAATCTTTCCCTTATGTAAAATTCTGTTACCACTGACATTATCATCACCGAAGAACTTCGCAACCGGTGTACTGTATGTTACCTTGTCACCGGGTTTAAGAGATTCTTTCAAGGCATCTATGTCTTTGAGTGATACTGTAACCTCTGTCATTTCTGCTCTCTCCTTTCAAAATCCATATTCGTACAGATCGTGGTCCTCTATATACCAGTCACCGCATACTTTATAAATCCTCACATCGTCAAGCTGTTCATCTGTCAGCTGTCCCCATGGATTCACCTTCCATAGCATTTTCTTAATAAACTCACGCCGGAGCGTTATCTCTTCCGCTGTCATATCCTTCTCCATGTGCCTTGTGTGGTCCGTTACTTTTGGGCGGAACATACAAAGTTTAATTGCTCTCGATTCGTCCAATGTTATCCCCCTTTGCTTCAATCAGCTGCCTTATTCTCTCCTGCGCTATTCTGGCACTCTCTGGCAGCTTCCGTACCTCCATAGTCCTTCGGCATTCAGCTTCGTAAGCGCGGTTGAATTGAGCCCTGAGCGTGTTTAACTGGTCAAGTGGAGAACTGCATATAGTTTGAAATCCGATGCGCTCCACGGTCTTTCTGGTAGCTTCGCTCATGCTGTCAAGTGCTTTCCGTTCCTCCATGTATCCGAACCGCCTTATCGCCTTGTTTAATTCTCCCCAGGCTTCGTCTGTGTCTGGCAACCTCTCATTCGTAATATCAGCCGCCAAGGTGTTCAGATCAGCTATGGTAGGCGGAAATTTATTGTTGAGTATATATTTCTTTAACACCAGCTTTGCAGTCTCAAAATCGATATGACCTAACATTTCATACCATAGTGTTTTTTGATCCTGCGTGGCAAAATCACACTTCGGGTAGGCCGTGTTAATCGTTGCCATAAATACTGCAAATTCTTGTTTCGTCATTTAATCACCTTCATTCGCCCAATCTCTTATCGAATCTCTGACTTGCTGTTGCTTTGTTACTGGATCTGTACCGGGACCGTGTGGCGGCTGATTCTTATTGTCATAATTTCCATCAAGCACCTTTGCCATATTAGAATCTTTTATCAGCCAGTCAAATGTAGCTGACCAGTCACGGTTATTCTTTCCTTTCAAGAAATCGCTGTCCTCTGCCTTTTGGAACAATGTTGCAAAGTCACCGACGCTATATGTTTTTAGCCTTGCCCTGATAGCCCTTTTACGAGAATCAGATATCGAAGTGAGCCGGGGGAATGACGCGCAAGTGTCATTGTACATATCAGCTATTTGCTGATAGTTGATGTTCTCTTGACGATTCGTGCCACGTACGGTGAACGAATCATCATTGTCATTATCATTATCATTTTGTATTTCATTGTCATTGTCATTATCATTCATGAACGATTCCACAATTTTTATAACTGTTTCATTGAGATCGTTGTACTTCTTAATTCTGTTGAATGAAAAATTAATCAATGATCTGTCTTTAATCTTTAGTAATTCCTTTTTAAGAAGATCCTCTACCGGCTTACCACCTTTAATAATTGAATGGCGCAAATAATTTGCAATTGCTATTTCATTGGTTTGCTCAGATCTTTTTATAATTCCATACTTGTTCTGGAACCTATCCATTAACACTTTTACAGCTTCAACGGAATACCCAAGTTCGAAAGCGGCCTGTTTTGAATTTAATTCGTATATGCCAAGTTGCGTTGTATGTGGGTTGCTAAGCAGATATAGCATGAAATATTTATCCTCAGGAGAGAAATTGTCAATAACTTTATCATCAGACCAGAAACCAGTACTTATAACTCTTTTAATTGCCATTATCAGCACCTGCCTTTCTGATATTAAAACAGATACCTCCGATACGTTTAAATGTAATATTTGCGCTCTCATCAGTGCCGTCATAATATGTGTCAATAGATATACTGGTTGCTCTTAACACGAGTTCAAAACCAAACTCTTTAATCCGTTTTTTGCACTCCTTCCTACCATAATCTGAATATCCGTACCCTGTTGCAGACTTAAGGATTTTTTCTATTTGGGATACTTGCTCATCTTCAAATTTAATTAATTCATTTTTCCATTGAATCATCATTTCAAGCTGTAATCTTTTTTCATTAAGTTCAGTTAGCTGTTTCTGTTGTATGGCTATAACTGATTTGTCAGATAATTGTTTTTTGCCCTTGCCGCGATTGCAATCTCTGCAAGACGTAACAAGGTTCAAAATATCGTTTTCGCCACCATTAGCCACCGGGTTTACATGATCAACTTCAAGAATTACATCCGGTGCCATTCTCCCACAATATTGACACTTGAATCCGTCCCTCTTAAATACTTCAAACCTAATTTTTTTGCTTAATTGCTTCCGTTTTGCCATTACATTATCACTCCTTAGGTAAAAGCTTTATCAGGTCTGCTGGATCAATCCAATGAACGGAATCGTTATAACAAATTCTGTGATTTCCGCCAAATAACCATCTCCAGCAATTATCGGTGACGTGATAAAAACCGATAAGATCTGAATTGATACCGTATGTTTTATAAACAATAATTACAGCACGACTATCACCAGGGTGCTCACTCATTGGTCTAAACAGCTTCGAAATATCCGGCGTATCAATCACACAATCCAGTTCTTTTGCTGCTTCCGATACGGTCAGGTGACGCTTCGGTTTCTCCTTCCACCCAACTACACAAACGGACGGGCAAAAATCAAGCGATATTGATTGTAAAAGTGATGTGCCATCGGTTTTCGTAAATCCATTTTCCCGCGAATATTCAAGGTCTGTGCCATTGCAAAAATACGTCTTCCCGTCCGCATTTGCCTTTATAATCATTTCATCAAGTCTCATTGTCTATCTCCTTCCCCAGTGCATTACCGGCTTCCCATTCACGGTAAATCTCAATCCAATCCTCTAATCTCATTGTTACAAGCCAGCTGTGATTATTCTTACGGTGGAATACTGTCGGTAAATCATAGTCGAACGGCATTTTGTTTGCGCCTGAATCATTTATCGCCTGTTCCATGGCTTCGTAGATATTCAGCCGCTCAACTCTCTTCGCTTCAATATGTATCCCTGGAAGCCCTATTACATCAGCGTCACCATTTGCACCGCAGTATTGCACTCCACGTCTGGTATCGTATCCATATTCTTTCAAGAGCCGGGAGAGTTCGCGCTCTCCTTTGGCTCCCTTTGCTTTGCTATTAATCTTTCCCAATCTAAACCTCCTAACATCAATTCTGAACGCCGTATTGTATCATTCCTCAAGTTTTATACCGTACACCTTATATTTGTTCGAGAAACTATCAAAACCGGTTGCATGAGCTTCTGTGTGGTGTATGCGGCATAGGCATATTTTGCGGTGTTCGGAATCATCAAGCGTCCGTCTATCGTTTCCCATGCCTATCGCGTCTACGTGATGAACCTCTCCTGGTTTTCCACAGATTACACACTTTTTAAGTTTCAAACAGGCGTATAAATAATGGTCTATATCGTCCGTTCTGTTCAGTGCGAAATCCATAAGCGGTATTCCCATTTCAAGCGCATAGTCAAGGATTACATTTATAAACTCTCTTGCGGTATCCATGGAGCAATCAGCAAAGGAAAAGTACTTTCCACCAGTTCGTGAAATGTAAAGGTATTTAAGCCAACCTTTCATAACTTCCGGAACTTCTCCTGTAAACGCCGCAATATCTCCTATTGTTGCATGTGCCTTTTTGTTTTGTGCTGCGCTCATGTGGCGGCCATCGTCTAACCAGATAGTACACTCATGCATGTGCTTTTCTTCGATTGCTTCTTGTAGATTTTCGTTAGGTATAAGTGAAATCAAATAAGTACCCTCTGGCTCCACTTTATAGCCGGTAAGTTTCGCATACTTATGCACTGAAAATCACTTCCTCCATTTTTGGAAATCTTCCCAGATCCAGACAATTAGACAAGTAGTTGAACCTGGGGAGATATATTTTGTTAATAAATTCTTCGTTGTACTGGATTTCAAATAATTGTCTGCGTATCGGATCAATGTCACGGTAGAAGTTGTTATAATCTTCTTCTAAAAGACCGTAAGCCACGATATAGGCTTTTCTTAATCCAGATCCAAACATTTCCACCCATACTTGTTCACGGTAATGTTTTGGGACTCTAAACCCGTTCTGATACTTATAGGTTTTGATCTCATATATCGTATCTGGAGTATTTCCATCAAGGTTCACCCGGAGCCTGCCAGAAATGAATTGCTTATCTTTTTCCATTCCCGGTATGTTAAGGCTGTCAATGATCCGATGTTCGTAAGCAGTTCCGGTCATCATTGCTTCTGTATGTATCTGATTGCTGGTAAACCCGAGTTTTTCAAGCCACCACTTTTCAAATGTCTTTGTTTTCCAGTTCCCGATTACTTGCTGTGTATCACTTGCTCCGATGTAATATGACCGATCTTGGCTTGAAATCATTTCGTTTTACCTATGACCTCAATCAATTTCTTTTCCATGTTTGCAAGAGAAACATACATCTTGAATTTCATATCAAGATCATCTTCATCAGTGCCTATCATTTCGGCTATTTCGCCTTTTGTGTACCCCTTTTTATTAAGCACTGTAAACTCCTGCAACACACGTTCTCTGACCTTCATTATGTCATGGAATACATCTTCTTGTTTCTGCACCACTTGTTCTTTTTCTTCGTTATCAAGCCATAAATCAAAGCCTAATCCGGTATGTATCGCCACCCCTTTTACAAATAAGCGACATTGACTATTCCATAGCCTTTGCTGGCTCATTGAATTATCCTTTACTGGGTTTGCGCCATTCATTACTGGACCCTGGAAGTCAAACTCCAAATCGTCAATAACAATGTGAACCGCGGTTTCGTAAACAGAATTTTTCTTGCCACCGGAATCCTCAAAGATCATTCCACAGCTTATCAGCGATGAGCCCGTATCGTTGCTTCTTATTGGTGAAAAATATACTTTCTCTGCACCGTTTTGATGAAGTAGATCTATACATTTTGTATAACTAAGATAAGGTATTTCCTCTTTGCCTTCTTTGCGAATATCACAAAAAGGTCTTACATCAATTTTGCGCATTTCAGGATAAGTCTTGATCATTTGCATCCACCTCCTGCTGTTCAAATTTTATTATTACAACCGATCTGTTCCCACGCCCTTTGCAAGCTTTGCGGCTTACAGTATATCCAGCTTTTAAAAGTAACCTTCCAAGCTCAAACTGTTCGTCTTTGGTAAGAGTTCCACCAACGATATCAATTTGCATCCTCTTCCTCCTTCACCCAATTACCAGAATAAAACCACTCTACAAACTCCTGTTGTTCTTCCGGTTTTCCATGTGCTATCCTTTCCAGTGCGTACCGGAACGCCTGATCATCTGTAACCGCAATACCTCGCTCTTTACATATACCCACACGCATGTTAATCACGTCTTTCTGAACTATCAAATCCAAAAATATCAGCCACCATTTCGGGTGTGATATAATCCTTTTCCTGCAAATACTCTCTTATAACTTCAATTTTTGCTAAAGCTGCCTTACCGTCTACATAATCTTTAATTGGTAAGTACGCCATTCTCTTTTTATCTTCCATCTTGACTACCTCCAATTTTCCATGTTATAATCATGGTTGATATTTTTATTGATCTTTTTGTTTAACTCGCCAATCGGTGCGCCAACACCCTTTGGCATTTTTCTTTTACCGCCGTTCTGCCAGCTGTGAGGGCTTAAGCCTGCGGCTGATCCGGCGCGGTTGGTTTTGTTCTTCTTCATGATTTAACCTCACAAAATAAAAATTTACACTCAGCTTCGTTGTGTTTTACAATGTCAAGAAATGTGTGGCTGCAATACGCGCCTTTCATGTAGTAATTCTGGTAATCGTGTTTCAACCCTTCGTAAGTCCAAGTGTAATTACACGAAATGATATAATCTTCTATCCTTCTCCACATCACACGTTCAGCCATGCAGACAATGCAACTTTTACTAAAATCAGTGCAAGGCTCTTTGCAAGCATGACACCTAACATTATTCATTAATCATCACTCCTGTATGGTTCTGGCGGAATATACTGTTTCCAAGCTATTGCTTCATACTTCATAACCATTCCGTTTACGTGTTTGAGTTCGTTGTAATCCCATATCCCCTTTACTGTATTAACTCCTGACGGGGTTTTCTCTGTGATCCATACTTTTTGATATGTATGTTCATCAGGAAGCCTTTCGCTAACCGGAATCCATGGGTTATCATCTGGAAAACTACCAACCAATGCTATCGCACGATTAACTCCGTTTGCCTGCATCGGATCATGTTCCTGATGGTCGATAACGTCCCATAAGTCTTCAAGTGCATTGATTAACTTCTGCTTATTCAGCATCTTTTACCTCCTGTTCGAGATGTTCTATTTTCAATTCTGACGGATTTGAATCATAGCAACCAATATATCCATCTTCACCTGGGTCTACATCAAACGGGCAACCAGTGCAAGTGTTACGTCCCGCACAATAATCCTTTAATGTCTTAATCGCTTCATATAATTTCCTATCCATAACCCCTCCTATCTCGCCAGTGCTAACACCAACCCGCCGACCAGTACAACAATTACAACACCCATTCCTACCGCCAAATTCACAAGCCAGCGGACAGTACTGCGGGATTCGAAACATCTGTTACGCCAGTAGTTTTCTCCCATGGTTAATCCTCCTTAATAGTTTCAGCTATTTCTTTCCATTGGTTCTCCATGTATTCAAACTGCATTTTTAGGAAATTGTAGATATAAGGCATATCTTTTTCATAAATGTTTTTTATCCATACTGGGCGATAAATTCCTTTTCTCTGCAATATGAAGAATAACCAGAGTTCAAAGCCATCGATTAGATCATCTGTGTCAAGATCACGTTTCTGAATGATATCAAATCTGAAACACAAATTATAATCAATATCAATACTTACTCCGTCTGGATTAAGCCACTCTTTTCGAAAATCTTCCCATGTCTCATACTCACTTCTTCCAAAGTTTTCACCCTTTGAGTTTCCAACATAATAGTTACTTTCACTACAATAATAACTGTGATTCGTGCCTTGTAACTTCACTTCAAATCCTCCTTAATCTTTAATATCAATGAATCCATACGAGAGCGCGTTACATGTGGCTACGGGGATACCGCAAAGAGCTTCGCAAGTGATACCTTTCGCCATTCCAATCGGTTCAACCGTGGGATGCTTACGCTTTATAGCTTCGATTGTTTCTTCGCTCATAATTATGTAGGCTGGGCGATAGCGCCGAGTGAACAACTCTTTCTGCAGCGGAGCAAGGTCTATTCCGGTTGTAATGTTTATCATGCCTGCGCTCCTTTCTATGCCACATCTTGGTAAACTACCGTGCATGTCTTGCTGCGCCCGTTTGGAGCTGAGCCAACTATTTTGGTAGGATAACAATTTTCAGCTAGCCACAGTTTCACATCTTCCAGCACTGACGGTTTATATTGAGTTGTCACATCGTTATGTCCATTACGGCTGAATGCTGTTGTCACAATCTCGCTTTCGTTAATGTGAAGCTTCTTAATGATTACACCCACCGCCTGGATATGAGGAAGACCGCTTGTAGACATGATTCCTAACTCCTTCGCAATCTCTGTACAGTCATACAACTTTGGCATATCTGTTTTGTCTGTAATGAGCGGAACCTTGACTTCGTATCCTAAATCCGTATATAACCGTTTTACTTCTGCGGCTACAAATACAGGTTGAACATTGGCATTTTCTAGTGTTTTCATAACGTTCTTTACCATCATGTTTACAGATGAAAGGGCCGGACGTTTTGTATTTGAAGTTTTTTCTTTCGATGGAATTCCTTCTCTGATAGTGTCCTCCATATCATGGAATCTGTTTATGTATCGGGCGGTGAATTCTGTTCCTTTGATTCCGGTTAATTTGTGGGAAATAAATTCACAACCCTTTTTTGTTACGTTGTAACACGGTCTCTTTTGGCCTTTTCCATCTTTGTAGTCTGCTTCCTTAAAGAAATCAACCAACGCAATATTGCTTTCGTTAAGTTGCTCGCAATATCTACGAATATCCCTCATTAAGTCAGCATGATTTTTCCCTACCATTTCAGCCACTTCGCGGCTGTCTAACGTCCGCTCTAATTTTTTCATGTGTTGCCCTCCTTTTATTGTTTTTTGTCTGGTGCAAGGAGAAAAATTTTCGTATTGCCTTTAAAACCGTTATTGTATGCAATAATTTTAATATCCTTATAAATCACTGCATATAGAAAAGATTTTTCACCGTTAAAATAGCACCGTTTAAAGTTGCTCATAAAAATCACCTTCCTATTTATCAGCCAAAACTTCAATAAGCCAGATCTTTCCTACCGGAAACTTTTCTTTATGTGATTTCCAGTACTTAAATGTGCCAAGTGGTACATTGATTTTCTTTGCAAGCTGTTCATTTGTAAGTTTGTGTTTAGTCTTAACGGTATGAATAAGTATTTCCAGTTCGTCTGCACGCTGTGCACAATAACTCTTTTTCATGCGTTCCTCCTTCGTTTAGTTAGCTGATAAAATATGTAATAGGCATGTTAAAGTACTGAGCAATTTTGTTAATTTTTTCAACTGATGGAATCGAATTTTTCCATTTGCGTACAATTCCAGAAGATAAATTGAGATCTTTTTCAAGTCTGTAAATGGAAATATGTCTTTCATCGCATAGATTTTTTATCTTTAAATACATATAATACCCCCCTTTCTACAAGATTTTTTTCATTTAAAGGTTGACACATAGAGGAAAATATTCTATTATAGTACTGCATGACAGTTTTCCTGCTATACTTTACACGAACGCCAATCCAGATAAAGTATGGTACTGTTTACGTGATTATTTTCCTGTTGACTTCATAATACAGGATTTTTTTCCTGTTGTCAATAGGTATTTCAGGATTTTTTTCCTGTATCTTTTGGAGGTGTATTATGACGTTAAAAACAAGAATTAAAGAGCTTGCAAACGCAAGAGGATTGAGTTTGCCAAACCTTGAATCAGAATTAGGATTTGGAAGTGGAACAATAGTGAAGTGGGACAAATCAACTCCAAACGTTGATAAGTTGCAGAAAGTGGCTAATTATTTAGGCGTAACTATTGACTATCTTGTGACAGGTGAAAAAGAGGACGAACAGAACAGAAGGATTTACGAATATGCTAAAAGACTTCTTGATATGGGAATAGATCCAGACGCACTTGCAAAGCTTATTGATGCAGTAGAAGATATACAAAAATAGTATGGAAAGGAGATAGCAACCTATGAAGCCAGCAACGCAGCTTCCATCAGGGTCATGGAGAGTACAGGTATATTTATATAAGGACGCGGACGGAAAGCGGCATTACAAATCATTTACTGCGTCGACAGCAGACGAAGCAGAATTTGCCGCCCTGGAATGGAAACTAGGTAAATCAAACGAGAAACCAGAAGATATCACAGTTCATGAAGCCATAAAAAGATATACAGATTCAAAAATAAATGTCTTGTCTCCGAGTACGATTAAATCATATATAGGGATAAATAAAAACTACTTTAACGGAACTTTAGGAAGCACAAAGTTAATAAATTTGAATAATACTAATGTGCAAATATGGATAAGCGATATGTCTTCAAAACTTAGTCCTAAAACAGTACGGTGCGCTCACGCTTTATTAACATCGGCTTTGGATATGTTTGCGCCAGATATAAAATTAAAAACCACTTTGCCAGCAAAGAAAAAGCCGAATCTTTACACACCTTCGGACAATGACATAAAAAAACTGTTGAATCATATAAATGGTAAGGAATTGGAGATAGCTGTGTTACTCGCGGCATTTGGTCCGATGCGCCGTGGTGAAATATGTGCCCTGGAATCTAGTGATATAAAAGGCAACACTATTGATGTAAATAAAAGCATGGTAATAGGTCCTGATAAACAATGGCATATAAAGCAACCAAAAACATACGGAAGTTATAGAAAAATCGAATTTCCAGATTTTGTAATAGCACGTATTTGCAATATAGATGGAAGAATAGTCAAAGCTACTCCTGCTCAAATATCTAATAGATTTAAGCGCGCTATAATATCCGCAAAGCTACCGCATTTTCGCTTTCACGATCTTAGGCATTATGCAGCTTCAATTATGCACGCTATTGGAGTGCCAGATCAATATATACTGCAGCGTGGCGGTTGGATAAGTGATAATGTAATGAAGTCAGTATACAGAAACGCAATAGACACAGAATCAGTAAAACAAAACAAAAAAATAAACGACCATTTTGGGGGAATGCAACACGATATGCAACACGGAGGCGTGTAAACTATGTGAAATAAAGACATGGTGTCGAGTTCGAGTCTCGCTATCTCCACGAAATGGAAGTATAGCTCAGCCGGGATGAGCGTTCGCCTCACACGCGAAAGGCCATGGGTTCGAGCCCCATTACTTCCATTTTTCTATAAACAGCCAAAACACCGGAATCACTTGTGTATGCAGGGGATTCCGGTGGTTTTGTTTCGTAACAAAGTGATTGTAATGGATATCCTGAAGAATTACTGAATTAAGATTAAAATAGCCTATGGCTTTTTAATAAAGTACAAAAGAAATGAGGAAAATGAATATGAAAGTTATGAAAGCTTTACCCGTATTTGTTGTCAGTGTACTGCTTTTAACCGCTTGCTCTACGAACTCTGCAGAGACCACCCAGTCACCAACACAGGTTGAATCCACTCAAGAACTTGAAGGAAAGGTGGAGGGTCTGAGCGAAAGCATGGAAAGTAAAGTAAAAGATTTAGAAACAGCACCAACGGCTGCTGCTACAAGTTCATTAGAAGATCTAGCCAGCTACCTGAAAGAAAACAACATGATCCAGGGGGAAGCGGCAGGTGTACCAGCTGAAGCATTAGGTGCTATAAGCGGTGCAAAATATGATAAAGTAGCCATATACGAATTTGATAAGGAATCGGATAGTTACAAAAATTTGAAGGAAAATGGATACGTTACTCTACAGGGATTAGGAACTAAAATACAAGCAAGCGCAGTTAATGAGAAATTTATGATTTTATGTGATAAAGCTGAAAATCGGGATGAAATTATCAAAGTCTTTATGAATTACAAATAG